CCCATTCTCTGAGCGTCTTTGGCGAGCCGACCCTTTGCAGGTGTCCTTACGAGAAATGGAGCGTGCTCTGGCAAAGGGTATGCGTAAATGGTAACTTTAAAAAGAAGATTAAATGATTAAAGAAAGTGAAATAAGCTACTATGAGTGGCTAGCGGAAGTTAAGGCTATGGATAGAAGCCTTGACAGCAAGGAGAAGATGAAAGTGTGGTGCAAGTATGCTTGGAAGAAGCCATTAAATTTGGCTCCAAGGAAAAACAGCTCGTCTATTAAACATTTTGGCGGAGAGAAAGATGGCTTACCCCTTAATTTTGTTATAAGATGAAGAGACCGATAGCCGAAGAAAAGGTAAGGAAGATACTGGAGCTATATCCAACCCACAGGGCTAAGGAAATAGCGGCAATGTTAGGCATAGGGAAAACAGCAGTGAACAACTATGCTAAAATGCATGGCATTAAGCACGACATAAAGCTTCAAAATGAGATATACCAAGAGAGAATATATAATCTTACCAACCCCGAAAAGAAAGAGAAAAAACGGCAAAGCCAATCTAAGGGGAAGAAGCATCTTTTTAAGATGGAACGTCTTAGGGTAATGCAGGGCTTACCGCAGAAAACAAAGGTCAGAATATCCTTTTTACCAAGGGCATTGAGCCTTATAGTGTCGAAATATGTACATAAGTACAACTACTTCCGTTTTGAGGATGAACCTTATACCTTATATTATGATAGCGAGACAAGACGGACTAAGACCGAGTCTTATCTAACAGGCAAGTACGGATTGAAGTTTCAACAAGCAGATGAATAAGTTAAGTAAGGTTATATTCAATTTTATTTGAATTATAAATAGATAAATTAAGTTAAAGACAGAAAAATAAAAGAATAATTTATTTGGAAATCAAATATTTTTGACTACCTTTGCAATGTCTTAATACAAAATTTATATGGGATTAATCAAATCAGCAGTAGAACTCGAAATACCGAGTACAATAAAGGCGATGATTTACGGCGTTCCCGGAATGGGGAAGACCACGCTCGCCCTGTCCGCCCCGAAACCGTTGTTGCTTGACTTCGACGGCGGCGTGAAACGTGTCAACATGAGCCATCTTGAGAACGTTGACACCGTTCCTATCAGCAACTGGAACGAGGCCAGCGTGCAGCTCTTCCAAGAGAACCTCGCCAAGTACGAGACGATAGTGATAGACACCATCGGCAAGATGATGGACTACATCATCTATTCCGTGGCGGGCAACTACCAGCCCACACTGAAGCAGTGGGGGACGATAAACCAAGAGTTCACGAAGTTCGTCCGCAACATCTCCATGTTGGGCAAGAACCTCATCTTCGTGGCGCACCGCTCCACGCGCAAGGAGGGCGACAACAACGTCTATATTCCCGACCTGCGCGAGAAGAACTACAACGCCATAGTGACCGAGCTTGACCTGTTGGGCTACATGGAGATGCAGAACATCAATGGGCAAAACATGAGGACTATAACCTTTGACCCGAGCGCGAGGAACGACGGCAAGAACACTTGCAACCTGCCCGCCTGCCTCGTCATTCCGAACATCGTGGACGCGGGCGGCAACACCACTGGCGACAACGACTTCGTGCAACAGTCGATACTGAAGCCGTATGCCGAGATGCTTGCGCAGAAGAAAGCGGCGGTGAAGGAGTACGACGCCCTGATGTCGGAGATAAAGGACGGCATAGAGCAGATAACGGACGCTAACGGCGCAAACGAGTTCATCGCCAACATCGGCAACCTGCGCCACATAGGGAACAGCAAGCAGAAGGCGAGCGTGATGTTGAGTCAAAAGGCGAAGGCTCTCGGCCTGCGCCTCAACAAGGAGACACACCAGTATGAGCCAGCAGTGTAAGTTCAAGTTCTGGGCGACGTTGCTCGACAGCTACCAAGAGTTCCTTGACAGCGACTTGACGTGGGAGAAGTTTTGGGGCTACAGCGACAGCCCCAAGCTCTCCCCCGACGAGTTCCGCGAGCGATGCCGCCAAGACCTGCTCGACCACATAAACCGCGTACCCATCGAGGACACGACCTACGCCGACCGTGGGACGTGCTTCAACGAGGTAGTGGACTGCCTTGTGGAGAACAGGGGGAGCGACAAGATAGAGATTGAGAGAGTATGCCAGCAGACAGGATATGACGGCGAGCCGCTGCAAGACCATGTTGTGGGCGTGAACGCCACGCTTAACGGCCACACCTTTTACTTCCCTATTGAGGTTGTGAGGGGCGCGGCCAAACACTTCAAGGGCGCGGCCACGCAGGTATTTACGGAGGGCATACTGCCCACCAAATACGGCGACGTGCGGCTGTACGGCTACATCGACGAGCTGCTGCCGCTGTCAGTCCACGACATCAAGACCACCACGAGGTACGAGATGGGGAAGTACAAGCGGCACTGGCAGCACTTGGTTTATCCGTACTGCCTGCACTGCGAGGGCAGCAAGGACTTGAACCTGTTCGAGTACAATGTGTACGAGATGGGCGGCAAGGAGATAACGCCCTACACAGAGACATACCTTTTCAACGAGAAGAGGGACACGGAAAGGCTTCGCAAGCACTGTGAGGGCTTGATAGAGTTCCTTTTCGAGCATAAGAGCCTAATAACCGACAAACGAGTTTTCAATGAGTAAGAGCATAAACGAGTGCCTGCTGATAGGCAACGCGGGGCAAGACCCGAAGATAACGCAAGTGTCCGACACGGAGGTGGCGCAGTTCTCTCTCGCCACGTCGCAGGGCGGCTTCAAGAAGCAGGATGGCACGGAAGTGCCTGAACGCACGCAATGGCACAGCATAGTCGCGTGGCGCGGCCTCGCCACGGTATGCAAGTACATCCACAAGGGCGACAAGGTTATTGTCAAGGGGATGATAAACTACCGCGAGTACGAGAAAGACGGAGTGAAACACTACGTCACCGACATTGTGGCGAGCGACATTGTGCTGACCACCAAAGGCGAGGGCGGCAAGCCGCCATTGATTGCCAACGATGTTCCTCCGCAAGTTGACAACAGCGGCACTCCCATAAAAGAAGAGTCAGATTTGCCGTTCTGATATGGAGATATACCTGCTTAACACGGTCGAGGGCTTGAAGCCGTGTACGGACGACGACTACGACAGCAAGAAGAAGCTGAAGATTGGTCAGACGTACAAGGCAAAGATAGTCCTCGCCCGCAACCTCGATTTCCACAGGAAGTATTTTGCGTTGATAAACACGGCGTGGGCGTACCAGAGCGAGGAGCGCGAGGCGTTCTTCCACCACGATGTTAACTGTTTCCGCAAGACTGTCGAGGTGGCGGCGGGGTGCTGCGAGAAAGTCTATTCGCTCGCTCGTCGCGAGTGGATGGACATCCCGAAGTCCATATCGTTCGAGAAGATGGACGAGCTGGAATTCCGTGAACTCTACGAGCGCGTGAAAGACGTTCTTTTCACAACGTTCCTAACGCACGTTTCGGAAGAGGAATTTATGAACAATTTAATGAATTTTTGATATGAGAAGTAAAACAGGCACATTCTTCGATTGCAAGGTAAGATACCCAAAGACGCTCGATGACGGATTGCAGAAGCTAGTGACCGAGGCGTATGTGGTGGATGCCGTAAGTTGGGCGGAAGCCGAAGCACGTGTCACGGCACAGATGGTTGCTCTCTCCATTGGCGAGTTTGAGATTACCGACATCAAGAAAGCCGCCTACAAGGAGATATTCGCCAACGACAGCCCCAACGCCGATGCGTGGTACAAGGCAAGGGTGCAGTTCATTACCCTTGACGAGAAGACTAACAGGGAGAAGAAATCCAACGCTTGCTATCTTGTGCAAGCATCAAACATCGAGAGCGCAAAGAGGAATTTTGATGAAGTCTTCGGGCAGACGATGATAGACTACAAGATAGCCAAGCTTGAAGAGACTTGCATAATGGAAGTGTTTACGCACAATTGATAGATTTTTCATACAAACTACAAGATGGAATTCCTATGTTTTGCCCCGAGTACACTTGCGAAAGCGGAAAGGGTTTTACGGAGAGGGAAACGACTACAAGGATAGCTAAAAGAGATGATGCCATTTTAAATTGATATATTCAAAGGAGGTTCGAGTCCTCGCCTTTCCACCACTAAACAAGAAGACTATGAAACAAGAGAAAAAAAAAGAGTTAAAGCAACGTGCTCGACAAATGTCGCTAGACCTGCTGCACCGCAAAGCATTAGCGATAAAGGATGCCATAGAGATAGGTGATAGTCTTGGTTATTCCGACAAGCGGAAGATGGAAGTGCAATGCATCTACCTCAAAGAGGTGTTGGACGTATTAGGAACAGTGCTAATAGAGAGAGTGAGCGACGATGTTCTAGGTGAGAACTTTGTAGATAGCATATTGAAAGGAGGCGGATATGAAGATTAAGGACTATTTCAGACAGTCATTCAGTGGATTGATAACGTTCATCTCTAGCCTCGGAAAGGGGCTGTTCTTTGGTGTTAAGAGGTTGTTCGTACAATACCCTCACCCTACCTACTTAACGTTGATAATTCTGCTCGTAGCGTACCATGTGTACTCGATAGTGAGGGTGTCGGCGCAACGAGAGGGCTACAACCACAAGAACGTGATATTGCAGCAGAAGCTTGATAGTGCAAGGTGCGCCCATGTGGCATATTACAGAGTAAATAAAAAGGAACTTAGTTATGATAACAACTGACTCAAATTGGCGTGAAATAAACGAGTACCTAGCCCCGATAAGGGAGATACTCAACAAGAGAGCTTGGGACAAGGTAGGGTGGAATGAGAATAAACTTCGTATCTATTTCAATAGGTACCCCCTATCATGCATCAACTCCACCATGCTCGACAGCCATTATACACAAGACGAAATAGACGCTATGCGAGAAGAATACGACAGAGACCCCGAGGCGGCGGAAGAAAGCCGCAGGGCAGAGGTGCAGCGTCAGAAGTTTGAGCACCAAAAGAGATATAAAATCAAGATGAAGAAGAAAGGTTACAAATGAGAAATACAGAATTGGAAGAGGTCGCATCATCGACGTTGCAGTTAATCTGTGATGGTCGCTCTAGAGAGACTGACATACTATCGCTCACGCTCCAAGGCAAGACGAGGAAAGAGATAGCCGATGAGTACGGATTGACTTGCGAGAGGATACGACAGTTGATAAAGCACGGAATAAACATTCTTCAAGCACGAAGAAATAGCTACGAGAACATGAAAGCGAGAATAGGTGATTTGCATTATAAGCTTCTCCAAGAAAGGATGCATAGCAAGTACCTAGAGGATGTCGTTAAACATTACATAAGGAAAACAAAGCGGTATTATAAAGAAATGCCGCCCACCCTGCTAACGAGGGTAGTTGATACAGAACTACCCGTGAGAGTGAAGAATGGATTGAGAAGTTTAGGGGTGGAGTATGTATGGGAGGTAGCCATGCTTAGGGCTGACGACTTGATTAAAGTAAGGAATATTGGCAAGAAGAGTGTTAACGAGGTAAGGCAGTTCCTCATCTCTTGCGGTGTCGATTTCAACACAGACGTTGAGGAGAAATATGGGGTTTCGTTAAGAAAGGCATAATATGTGGTATAAGAAAGGAAAGGTAACGAGCAAGAGACAATCCCTTATCAACAAACTGGATAAGGTTTTCAGCCTTTATATCCGATTGAGGGACAGCAACGCCAATGGCTATTTCTTCTGCATCTCGTGCGGCAGGATGAAAGCCTGGTCTCACGCTGACTGTGGGCATTATTTCAGCAGGGCGAGGATGAACACGCGGTACGACGAGAAGAATTGCAACGCCGAGTGCAGTTATTGCAACCGCATGAGTGCCGACCACTTGGACGGCTACCAAGCCAACCTTATGAAGAAGATTGGAGAGAAAGAATTCGACCTTCTTAGAGTGCGCTCAAACATGGTACGGAAGTGGTATGAATGGGAGTTGGAAGAGCTTATCAAGTACTACAAGGACAAGTGTAAGGAACTAGCCAAAAACAAGAACTTTCCAGTTAAAGTATAGTTAAGTAAAGTTACGGCTTGCAAGTATTTGTGTTCCAAATATTAAACTAAGTTACAGTAAGAAAAATAAAAGTTCAAAAATTTGCTAATCTCACTAAAAATGATTACCTTTACATCGAAAAAATAATAAAACATAGGAGATAACAAAATGAAAAATCTAAAACTGCTTTTAGAAAAGCTCGCCGAGAAGATTTTCTTAGGCGGTGAGGGTAAAAACCAGTTTACATCAGTCGAGAATGGAGATACCCGAATAGAGGTATCTTACACGTGGCTAGACGAAGACTACATAGACTTCGAGAGCTTCGACATCATCAACTATTTAGAGAAAACCGTAGAGCAAGCTTCTTCCGAAGTGGAAGCTCAAGTTATCAACCTAGTAAATGAGATGGCAGCATGAAAGACTTCAAGAGATTTATACACATTATGGTTCCTGGCATTAAGCCTGTGAACGAGTGGAATGAGGAAGACAAGAAGGCTTTTAAGTCGTTTGTCATAGTTATAGTACTGTTTTTAATCGGTTCGATGATATGAAAGTTCTAGTAAGTCACAACAATACGGCAGGTTATTTCCGCTACCAGAAGTTGGGAAGCGGAAGCGAACAAGAGATGAGTGAGCGATACAACAATACGTCTCGACGGATAATAAACCATGCTTTCCAAACAAAGGCAGGGAAATTGTCTGATGGAACTGAATACAAAAGGATGTTTCACCACGGAACAGTTGTAACGCTATTCATAGTTGACGAGAAAAAAGCAAAGATGATGCTCCAATGAGATACGAACTACGACCATATCAAAAAGTAGCGAGTGACAAGGCGGTTGATTTCTTTCTCGACAAAGGGAAAGATTTCAATGCCTTGATAGTTGCAAGTACAGGTTCGGGGAAGAGTCTGATAATAGCAGACATAGCGAAAAGGCTCAACTCTAATGTGTTAGTATTCTGCCCGTCGAAAGAAATACTGCAACAGAATTACAAGAAGATGTGCATCTATACAGACGAGTGCGCTATGTATTCGGCTTCGGTCGGGAAAAAGGAAATATCCACTATTACCTTTTGTACCATCGGAAGCGTCAAGGATAATGCAGAGTTGTTTGAGAAATTCGGCTACATCATCATAGACGAGGCGCATCTAGTCAACCCAAAGCAAGGAATGTACAAGATTTTCCTCTCTCAACTTAAAGCAAAAGTGCTAGGGTTGACCGCCACCCCTTATAGGCTAGAAAGCGATGTTGATTACGATTGGAAGACCAAGACCTTTAACGGTGCAGAGTCAAGGCTGTGTATGCTTACGAACTACAAGAAGCCTATCTTCAAGGAAGTCATATACGAGATAGACACAAAAGTTTTATTGGAGCAGGGGTACTTGTCGGATATAAAATATTACAGATGCCCTGCAAAAGGTTGGGATGAGCGTAAAATGTTCAAGAACAGCAATGGTTCGGATTTCTCTGACAAGTCCGTGAAATGGATGAATGAGACAACCCACTTTCAACAGCACGTGATAAATATCCTTTGTAGGTTGAAGCACCCGAAAAGTGGGAAGCCAAGAAACGGAATATTAGTGTTCGTGAGGTTCATTGAAGATGCGGAGTTCTTAGCTCAGCACATCAACGGCTGTGGCTTTATTACAGGCAAAATGACGAAGAAGAACAGAGAGCACGTACTCAATGACTTCGAGAATGGCAGAATAGAAATACTAGTCAATGCAGACTGTCTGATTGTTGGCTATGACCGCCCCGACTTGGACACAGTGGTATTGGCAGCTCCAACAATGAGCTTGGCGAGATACACGCAAGAGGTAGGTCGAGCCATGCGCATTAGCGATAAGAAGGAAGACAGCTGGCTCGTTGACTTGTGTGGCAACGTCAATCGTTTCGGACATGTTGATGAGTTAAAGCTCTATAAGGACGATAGCGACAAGTGGCAAATAAGAAACAATGTTAGGCAATTAACAGACGTGGTATTATGAAGATTGAATATTTGATAATGGACTTTTACGATAGGCGCATAGACATGGATATAAGCCATGTCGCCGCCGACCTTTATATCTTTCTTCTTAGGGAAGTCTGCTCGAAGAAATCTAGCGGAACGATAAGCGTATCTACGGAAAGGGTATGTATGTGGCTAAGGATAAGCAGAAACACGCTATTGAAAGCGAGGAAAGAACTGCAATCGTTAGGATTGGTTACGTTCTTGGATGGAAAAGGCAGCAGCGCACCAGAATATACCATCACGGCATGCCGTCCAAAGAAAGATTTGTGTATCTCAAAATGCACACAAAACTTCACACAACAATGCACACAAAACGATACACAAGACTTCGCACAAAATAGCACACAAAACCATAAAAACCTAAATAACAACAATTTACAAGCCTCGGAATTTTGCGGAGACGTTGAAAACCAAATTAAAGAAAGGATAAAAGAGAAAAAAAAGAAAATCTTCCCCCCTGCACCCCCTATAAAAGAAAATAAAAAAGAAAATAACAAAGAAAAAATATATAACACGCGCGCGAAGCCGGTCAAGACGAGAGAGGAAATTGAGGAGGCTACAAAACAAAGGGCAATTGATTTCTACAACTCCCTCATTCCCTATCTCGACACCTACGGCAAAGAAATGTTACGAGAGTTTTTCGACTATTGGTCTGAGCCAAACAAGAGTTATTCGAAGATGCGCTTTGAGACCGAGAAAACATGGGATTTGAGCAGGCGATTGGCAAGATGGGCAAATAACAACAGAAAAAATTATCAAAATGGAATTTCTAAACAAGACGAAGAGAGAAGGCAGCGAGCAATGCAAGCAGCCGAGCTTATACAGGAACTCGATTCCGAGTCAGATGACAAGTATAACGACCCCTACTATAACGGCAAATGGGATTGGAGAAGTCAGCTTCCTCCAAAAGTACCAAGCTAGTGCGCAGCCGTATATCTGCGAGAACGAGGAAAATTGTTTCTTTGGCGATTACCCTACGATGGCGGATTTGCGAAATATGTTCAAGGGTAGTACCCCGATAGAATGGTTGGCCTTGCAACTCCTAGACCTCAGCGAGTATTGTGGTTGCAAGAACAAGCTCTCTAAGGAGCAATTAAGGCAGTGCTCAATGACGATTGTTCACACTTACCCACACTTCAAGATTTCAGAGCTTATGTTGTTCTTCCAGTGGTTTAAGGCGGCAAAATACGGCGAGTTCTACGGCAGCGTTGACCCTATGAGGATAACATCGGCTTTAAGGAGCTTTGCCGTCGAGCGTTACGATAGGTACGAACGTTACGAGCAGAAGCAAAAAGAACTAAAAAGGGAAGAAGGCAAGATAGGGTGCATTACGTGGGAGGAATATTGCAAATCGAAAGGTACAAACAAACCAAATCCACTATCAAGACTATGATTAAGCAGATAACACATACTTGCGATGTTTGCAAGAGAGATTTTGTTACCGATAGCGAAAACAGGACGATTGGAACGATAAGATACTCATACGAGGTAGGCGGTGACCGAGACGAAAGGAACATTGAGGTTTGCCCCGAGTGTTTAGTCAAATTCAAGGCTTTTCTGTCAAATAAAAGTTAAGCCAAGTTACAAATATAAGTTATTGGAACTCAATAAGTTAAACAAAGTTACAGCTAGAAAAATACTTGTTTAAAAATTTGGTCAATTCACAAAAAATGACTACCTTTGCACTGTAATAAAAAAATATCATTCATTTAAAAAATAGGAGATTAAAAAATGGAAGCAACAATTATAATGGCGGTTATGCTCGGTTGCTCTTGCACCGAAGATGAAACAAGGGAATATCTAGAGAGTGAAGTTGATAATCTGCGAGATTACATGGAGTGTGGAGATTTGAGGAGCGGAGATATTGCCGCTGCTTGGTTCCAACCTAGGTATAGATGCGGATTATGAAACATATTTCATTGACCGTTTAGCAATGTAAGCCTTATGGAGAAGATAAAGCAAGTAAAGACAATGATAGGTATGAAGAGTGAGACTATCTATCAAATGTACGAAGATGTGAAACATATCGAAGTACAACAACTACGGAATAAGTTGCATAATTGGAATGACGAGTTCCATTTTGGCAACTACCACAGTGACGAACAGGAATTACAATCCGAAGCACCTATCGTCGCAGCGTCTTGCTACGATGACCCAACTGACGTGATAGTTGATGCCGTGATAGTATTGGCAAACGATAGTATTCAAATCAAGTGTCACGGCAAGAATAATCCTCACGAAGAATATATTCTTAATGAAGATGATGTATATTACGGACACCTTGACTTTGTTACAAGTGCAATACCTAACAAGTTTGCTACATACGACGAAGACAAATTAACGTCTTTGTATCTAATGGCTAAATACTCTAAGTTTGAGAATCAACGCTATGAAGCAAAGGACTACTGGCTGAATGCCAAGGATCATAAAGCTCTTAAACAAAGACTAGAAGTTGTGCGCAGGCTTTGACATTTTCGATGTAAACCCTTTGAAAACGAGCCGTGGTGAAAACCAAAATTTGAAAGAGGTTAAAGGTTGCTTATCCTAAATAGCCGTGCGACCCTCGTTAATGGCGGTTGAGTTACGATCGAACGTACACCCAGTGTCTTGGGCAACAGACGGCGATACTCTCTCGCTAACAGGGGCGCTGACCTAACGGCAGGACGGGGATTATTTTTAAGTTGAACAATTTAAAACAAAGCGATATGAATATAAGTTTTGAATTAGGTTACGAAAGTGTCCTCTCGGTGCTGTCGAACTCGTCGAGGAAGCTCAATGGATTGAAGATTTCCTCTACAAGCTATTCAAGCAAGTTGAAGAAACACTAAACAAATCGTAGCTTAAAATTCGCAGAAAGCCTTATAATATCCCTCTGGATTGATAAAATAGGTTACAAGTGGTAAAAATAAGCAAAAGTAAGTGATTTTTTTTGCATAGTCGGAAAGAAATGCTTACCTTTGCAAACGTTAGTACAAACTAACATCTCTTATGTTTCACGCCAAATGGGCGTGTGATATTTTTTTTATTACTGAAGCCTCTGCTTGTGAAAGTAGAGACTTCTTTCTTTATGTTAAGTTGGTTAAAATTCGCAAAATATATGTAGTTGCGTTTTACTTATTCACAAATATTGTGTATCTTTGCACTCGAAAAGCGAGAGAAGCGCAACGTATTAGGACAAACAAACGAAATTTATTCATATTGTTCCGTTGCCAATCTTCTCTTGGCAGCGGAATTTTTTTATCTAAAACAAAATATGACAGATTGCATCAAGAGAGGTCACATAAGCACAAGGTTGCCGAAAGACGCAGTAGAGGTGGTGATGAAAGTTGCCACAAGGAAAGAGAATAACGTGGTCTACGCAGGCTACGGCTATACCGCATTCGTCCCTGAAGTCGGTTTCGTAACAAATGGCGGCGCTAGAAGTAAGGAATACAAGAAGGTGTGGTATGACTGCATGAAAGACATTCTTGATTGCGTTCCGAAGAAATCAACGGTACTCATTCATGCAAGGTATTGGAACTTTGTTACGGCATTCGTTTGCGACCATCCACTTCCAAACGACACGGAGAAAGAGAGAAAATGGAGAGAAAAGGTAATATCCCTATGCGAGAAGAAGGAGATACGCCTATTCATGCATTTTTTGCGTGGCGAGTGCGATGAGACAGAGAAGATGGCAGGAAAGATAGCTGCAAAGAAAATGAATGAAGAATACGAAAAGAACTTGGAGAAATGAAGACGAACCAGTTAATGACGCACCCGATGGGTCAATTTCATGTAATTCAGAGAACGGCTGATGGAATGTTTTGCGCAACAGATTTGCTAAAGCAATGGAATGAAGCGAGCCTGTCGGATAAAAGAATACAATCGTATTTTGATAACAATGCAACAACAGAGTTTGTAAATGCCTTGATTACAGAGGAAAAGTTAAATAGCAAGAAAAGTTGCTATTTAAAAACAAGAGGTAAGAACGGAGGCATGTGGATACATCCGCTATTATTCATAGATTTCGCAATGTGGATAAATCCCTCATTCAAGGTTAAGGTGTTGAAGTTCGTTTACGACCAGATGATAAAGTACCGTAACGATGCAGGCGATGCTTACAGGGAGTTGGGCTACGCCATCGGGAAATTGGTAAACAAATCATTCATGCCGATAGCGATGAGTAACATCAGCAAGGCGATTAATTTTTGCGTGTTTAATGCCAACGAGAAGATGATGCGCAACAAGGAGGGCGAGGAAAGTAAGATGTGCGAGTTGTGGCAATTGGAGCATAAGATTGCAGACCTCATCAACGACGGATTTTTGAAAACCTACGAAGAAGCGATTTCGTATCTAAGAAAGACATGGAGGAACAAATATACACCTAAACTTTTGCAATAATGATTGAGACAGAATTTAAGAAAGAGCTTGTAAAGGCTCAGAGGTCGTACTTTACGACCAACATCACAGACGATGAGATATTCCAACTGAACATGGATATACTGAGTAATCTCGCGCACACGCTAATTAGCGATTACAGTCTCTCTACACTCTCCAAATTGTTAAGTTACTACCTTATTAACAGCAACGACGACAAAGACATTAAGCAGAAAATATCCAACGACATCAATAAGTATATAGAGTTCTCTGACAAGGTGAACAGAAACAGGATGGAACTGTATATCCTAGACGAGGCACTGACAGGGTTTGAAGGCGAATGAGAGACGAGATATTTAATGAAGACTTCCTAGATGTAGCCAAGCGAATTCCCAAAGGCTCGATTGACTGCTGCATTACGGATAGCCCTTATATGTGTACCTCCAGAGACACTAGTGGGAATATGGGCGATTTTTCTGCCCAAACAAGTCAAGCTGTCTGAAATTCTCCTCTTGCTTTATCCTCTTTTTCCCTATATTATAATCATGTGGGGCTATCTCGCAAGACACGTAATGTCTTTTGGTTCGTATGCAAGTTATGGCAGTTGCCATAACTCCACCGAAAGGGTCTAAGACCAAATCGCCCTCATTGGTGGATTGTTGGATTAACAGCGACATCAGCCCGATAGGCTTAGCTGAGGGGTGAAGAACCTTGCCGTTCTTGTCTTTTGGCTTAACATTCCGAACTGAGAGAATATCAGATACCCCACAATCATTCACATACTTAAACTTTCCTTTGTAAGAGAATGTAATAAACTCCGTGCGGCTCATATAGGATGTTCCGCATATTGGAAATTTCTTATCCCATACCCAAAGACGAACAAAGTGGAAGCCATAAGACTGCAAGCAATTCAGATGGTCTCGCAAGTTCACGTTGTTTATCATCGAGTAGAAATGCGCCCCGTCTTTCAGCACCCTGTAAACTTCTGGCAGCCATTTATCAACTGGGTATGAGTTATTCTCAAAGAGCTTTCCTTTCTTGGATAGCTCGTCAGTCCAATAACCGCCCTAAATCTTACGGCAGCCCAAACCAATAATGGGGTTAAAATAAAATACGCAAAAGTTAGCCAAAGTTAAGTAATAAAGTTATTGGAACTCAATAAGTTAAACAAAGTTACAGCTAGAAAAATACTTGTTTAAAAATTTGGTCAATTCACAAAAAATGACTACCTTTGCACTGTAATAAAAAAAATATCATTCATTTAAAAAAATAGGAGACAATGACTACAAATTTCAAATCGGAGCTTTCAAAAATAATGAAACTCGCTTGGCAGATGGTTAAACGTAACGGCTTCACAATGTCGGAGGCTTTGAAGAAGGCTTGGGCAAATGGGCTGAACCCTTGTGATACTTGCAAGTTTATTGTGGAGGGCTGAATATGACAACGAAATATGTAAGCCCCATGAAATGGCAATCCCTCAGTAAAGGGAAGAGAGTAAAAGACTTCCCAAATCCCGCTGTAAAGGAAATGGACGGCGTGAGATACGAGATAGTTGACAATCCCACTTGCACCATAAGGAAACTTGAAGAAGAGAGTTATCCGTGGTACATCGGGTTAAGCAAGGACGTGTTCATAGAGAAATACGGGGGTGAAGTATATGTGCTTTCTGTCGTTGGTGGCTTCTTTCCTACCGATTTGGTGGCAGGCGTAAAAAAGGGGATGTTCAGCGAAGATACCGACCTTTCGAGAAAAACAGGATGGTTACACTCTCGAAACCTCGGCACGGCAGGCGAAGCCTTCAACAGCTCGAAAGTTTATAATGCTATAAAGATTTTAAGGAAGAACGGATTTATGTTCGACTTCATAGAAGAATGACTAACTTTGCAAAAAATAACAGAGTATGAAAATCGAAGACATTGTAAGAAAGCTGCAAAAGCAGAAAAACGTTTATATCTTCGACAGCTTCAATGATGTTGCTGTTAGGATAGAGAGCGATGGCAAACAACAGACAGGCGTTTACTTGAAGGTCGTAGGCGGCAAGGAAAAGAAAGCGCAAAACAGGGATGTGTATGATTACACTCTCGGCGGTAAGGAAATCACGAAAGAGCAGTACGACAAGTTATGATAGGCAGCATCATAGGAGACATCGTTGGCAGCGTTTACGAGTTCGACAATATCAAGACGAAGGAGTTTCCGCTGTTCAGCGATGAGAAAGAGATTACGGATGACAGCATTCTTACCATTGCCACGGCAGACTGGTTGCTGCACAACGGCAAGGTGGCGAAGTACTATCTGAAGTATGCCCGCAAATATCCTAATCCTATGGGCGCATACGGCAGCGGCTTTGTCAACTGGGTCAACTCCGACCATAAGCCATACAACAGCTGTGGCAATGGTAGCGCGATGCGTGTCGGCCCTGTAGGATGGGCTTACGACACATCCGCCTTTACTCTTGCGGCGGCAAAGGTGTCAGCTCAATGCACACACAACCATCCCGAAGGAATAAAGGGAGCGCAAGCCGTGGCTCTCTGCATCTTTATGGCTCGGAACGGAGCGACGAAAGAAGAGATACGGAGCAAGATAGAAAAAGATTTCGGCTACGACCTCCACTTCACTTGCGACGAGATACGCGACAGCTATGGTTGGGGCGGCACTTGCCAAGACAGTGTTCCGCAAGCCATAGTAGCCTTCCTCGACGGCACAGACTTTGAGGACAGCATAAGGAATGCCATAAGCATAGGCGGCGACAGCGACACGATAGGCTGCATAACAGGCTCTATCGCCGAGGCTTTCTTTGGTGTACCAAAGTCCATATATGACAAGGCAATAACTTACATTCCCGAAGAGCTAAACGCCGTCATAAGAGAGTTTGAAATGGAATATGGCCACAAAATAGTATTGCAATGACAAACGAAGAACTGCTTGAAAAAGCGAAAGGAATCGCCACCGAAGCCCACAAAGGGCAAGTTGACAAAGGCGGCAAACCATATATAGGGCATCCGTTGAGAGTGGCGGAGCGATGCACCGACATCAGGGCAAAGATTGTCGCCGTCTTGCACGACGTGCTTGAAGATACGGAATGGACGGTCGAAGGACTGCAAGAAGAAGGTTTCCCGCAAGAGATAACGGACGCTTTGGTTGGCGTGACACGCCCAGAGGAAGAGAGCTACGACGACTTCATCATAAGGGCAGGCAAGAACCCTATTAGCAGGGCAGTGAAGATAGCCGACCTTGAGGATAATATGGATATTCGCAGGCTGCACTACCCGATGGACGAGTGGGATTTCAAGCGGTTGAACAAGTACTTGAAATCATAAAATTATCTAAAAAATTTTGATAAGGAGAAATAAATCCTTATCTTTGCAAACGCGAGGGGAGCGTTTAATCCCGCAAGGGAAACGTCCCTCGTTCCAGGCCAGGCGTTAGTCTGGCTTTTTTATTTCCAAAACAGAGCCAGTACCGACACAGAAGATTATTGAGAAATGCCTGTATTGCGATGTGCCCTTGAGACCGTAGAACTTACCATACGCATGATTGAATTTGGAAGAAGAGAAATTATTGTTCGGGAAGAAAAGAACTGCAACTTCACAATTTGGCTTTGAGGCGCAATGTTTTAATGCATTACGGATATTATTCGGTGTTGCCGTTTCTGTAGCCGCAATTTCAAATTTTTGACCATTCCACGAACCCTCGGTATTCTTGGTGGCGAACAAATCATGCCGCTCTCTTTCCAGTATAACAGAATGCCCATTAGTGTAGCCAACGTTTTGCACAAAGTTTTCATACCAACCCTTGCTTTTGTCGAAAGTGTGCTCTATGTGCGTCGCTTTCATACCTCCGCTAACATAATCGAAAGCGACATCTCGATAATTGCTGTCGGTCTTATATCTTGCATAATCCTTTAACCGACCGTTCCAGTTGTCCGCAATGAAGAAATAAGGCGAACTTGAAGCGTTTATTTTGTCCGCATTATCATCTACCCACTGTTTGAAGTTCTGTGGCACATCGGTAATTTCTCTGCTTTTCTTTCCGCCGTTGTTCCATTCCCAAAACTCCATATCCGACATAAGCACAGGTGTCATGTAGCACCTGTCAAGTGGATGCCAACCGTACCATTTGAAAGACTTCGGGTAAACGCCTGCAAGGTCATCGCAGATGTCCCGTTCCTTGTGCGCGCCCGAAAGGTTTATCTTGAAGCCGAGGACGAAATCAAGCTGCCGCCAACGTTGTTGCTCGCATTCACGGTACGCCATGTTGATTTCGGAGGTAACCAAGCGAGAGACGTAATACCTTACATCCTTTATGTTCGGCACAGAGCCGTATCTGTCCTTGTACTTCACTCTCAAAGCGTCGATGTTTTGCAGGTCATTCGTTATCTCC